GCTTGAGTATATTCTTTGTATGCGGAACCAAACGTAACTTGAGCGCTACCCGGGGCAACAATCACATTATCAACAGCTCCTACGATACCAGACACACCAGCGTTCAATCCTATCCCAAACAATCTGATTCCCGCCTGTAGATAAAGCTGCTTTCCACCCTGTATAATATCATCCCACTGAACTATCGTCCCCTGTTGGGAATGCCAAGCCATGCCGCTCTCAGTAAGTAATGCATTTTCAAATGCATCAAATATAGCTTGCGGCGATACTTGCGCATTATTTATTGTAATGGTTGCTTGAGGTGTCGCCAAGTCAAAGGCGACCGATACATTTGTAGGATATGAATTACTGGACATAGTGCCGCCATCCCTTAGCCTGTACTCGAATAAAGCTATTGAAACAGGTAGCGTTAATCCAGCAACAACGGTAAAAGTGCCGACATCAGGCGAATACCCCTTTCTATCGACAGTACTTTTCCATTCCTCACCATCGTAATCACCAGAAATTGAAATACTCTCAGAGGATGAAGAAGCCTGTCCGTAAAACTGAGTTGTGCCTGATGCATTTTCCAGCCTTATATAATCCCCAGCCCGTAACCCGCCACCAATATCAAGGATCATATCCTCAACATCAGGACTCCAAATAAACGATGGATCAGAAGAGCACTGAATCTCTATACCGTAGACGTAACCCTCATCTAAGTCATCACCATTCTTAGTGATTCTTGACTTTAACAGCCAGCGCGTAGACGTGGTGTAACCAGCTTGAAGAGCTTGCACGTTAACCGTGTTCATGGTGGTGTAGGCGCTAGGTTCAGGATCACCTTTAAGCCATATCTTACACTCAAAAGTAAATTTATCTAATGAGCTACCAGAAAACAAAACATCGTCTGCAATACCCACGCCGGATATTGTACCGCTCTTTTGCTCCGCGACCGTATTAGGTTCGTAGTAAGTCTTACCATTATTAAATACAATATCGCCAGTAGTTGCGGTAAACGGGTTCATCCAAATACTAACTTCATCCGCTGCGCTATTGGTTATGATCTCGCTATGGGTCATCCCATATCCAAACTTAGGCACACGTCCTATCATGCTTACAAAATGAAAATCTGTATTATCTTGACGCTGGTTCCCGTGGTCGCTGTCATTAAGCATTTTAAGGTTGCTATACACGCCCCCGCGAGGGCCGTAAAGATTGTAGTCATAAACACCCCTTGAGCTAGTGCCGTTATTTATTACTCGGTTTACGGACACCCTGCTATCGAAGCCAATATTAAACATTTCGTAAAAATCAGCATCAGCAGGAAAGACTATATCTTGGCTATCGCTACCTACGCGCATAGACCCAGATCGACCAACTACAAACTGTCTCGACTGACTCGGCCAAGCCTCGGAGCCTATTCGCTCAAAACCGGTAATGGCGCCATCGGCGTTTGAATTTCTGACAATGACACCAATATAGAAGCTATTATCGCTTATCCTATATCCTGTGCTGTATTTTACATAAGTACTACCGCCAACCCCTCCCTCTAGCTCAAAGGCGTTTTTGTTTCCGCCAAGGTCAATAACAATGGCATCGCCTCCGTCATTGTTAAGAGAGGTAAAAGCGAAACCTTGTGGGGATGCAGGTTGAGTTAAGTATCTAGCCTCAACAACCCCATTCAAAGGACGCAAATAATTTTTAACTCTTTCGGACGTCGGTACTGCTTCGATGCTATATAAGATATGATCTGTTGATGATGTCTCGCCAAATTTAATAGACCTATTGTTCGCCCCGGTCTGAACAAAACAAAATTTCCCGTTCGAGCTTTTCTCTAAGTTGCTATTTGAATAGTTACCTGTAGCGTTAACTATTCCCCAGTAGGTTGCAGCATCTACATTTATTACCTGAGAAGCGGAAAAGCCGGAATCAATAAAAACTAAAGCCCCACCACCTATCAGGCTTCCACCATCTAAAAGAGTTGTCCCGCCATTCATCTCAACATAGTAGTTGGGTATTTGAATATTTCCGGAAGGGACTTTTCCGTTTATGCCATCGCCTACCGTTATAGAACCGGTTAGACTGTCATAAATAAAATGAAGGCCTCGCTCATCGGCTCGCATATTTGAAAACGAAGTGCATTCCGTGTATGTCTGCCCATCAGCTACGAAATAACCGATTCGTGACGGCCTATTGCCGAGCGAGTCCACCGGCACAATATATGGCGAAGATAAGGAAACAAAACCTGTGTCCATCTCTATAACACCGCCCGTACCTACAAGCGAGCCTGTTATGTTCAGAATTACAATATCTGTTGTTGATGCGTTTTGGAGGACTAACCTTTGAAGCGGGCTATTGAAATATATAATTGTAATATCAAGGCTAGAAATATCGACATATAGTATTGCTGCACCGCTTAAATCCAGCGAGTCGCCAGCGTTATATGTAAATGCGCTTAAATATGTTATTCCGCTGACTGATCTGTTTGCCATTACTTAGCCCAGAAATTTATTTGTTCAAGTATATAAATATACCGATAGCGTTACTAGCGAAGAACATAGCGTAGATAATTGGCATCATAAACTTACCGCCTATACCTACCGCTACTTTTTGCTTGGTTTTAACCACTGCGAACTCTACAACCATTTCATCTTTCCACTCCCGCAAGGACTCCAACTCTTTCGCGTGCCTAGCGTTTGTGTCCTCTTGGCCGTCATACTTTGTAAGCATTCGCCCTAGATTAAGATTTAATTCGTGAAACTGCTCGGACACCTCTCTCCAGCTTGAGGTATGCTCGCTATGCTTATCATCAATCTTTGCGTGAAGCTTGTCTGCTACTGCTTGTAGCTCTTCTTTTGTCGCGGCGCTCATAAATTATTTTCGCTATGAAAATGGGTATCGGGGCTAAACCAAGGCAAATCTTTACCAGCTCCCAATCTATTAACCCCCATTCTATCATAAGTCACCGCATATACTAATATTGCCAGGCATCCATACATAATAGCGCTGTAATTCCCATAAAATACGCTGTCACTAATTATAACGCCCCACTCTATAAATGTATCTTCGATTGCAAATAAAAAATAGGCAGTGACGTACAATATGTAAGCATATGCTGACACGAAAGATGATTTAGACGACAGGTAGCCGAATAATATCGCTATATACGCATAAAATATGATTAGGTAGGCAAAGTAAATATCTAAATAGTTATGATAAACAAAGGTTGCAATCTCTAAAAGTATAAGAAAAGAGCAAGCCATTATAGCTTCCCGCGCCTTATTTCTATATTTACACATTAAAGCAACCGCTATAATTACCAAACCCATAGAGACTTGCATTTATCTGGGCTTTTTTACGCGTGTTTTTTTCTTTCTGGGCTTGGTTGTTGACATGCTAACTCTCTTTTTTTAAGTTTTTCGATTCGGTGTGTCTAGATATTGCGTGAGAGCCAAAGAAGAATACCGATATCGCAGTCACTAGACCGCCAACGCTCAACGATGTTGCTAGATTAAACCACACCAGCGACCATTCAGGATTTATGGGGTGTGTTATGCCAGCCATAAAAATGAGTATGGCGTAGAACTTAATGAAGAATACCGCTATCTCTCGCCTTGCTACCGACCTATCTGTGTTTTCAGCGAGCGTAGCAACAACAAACCCTTGCACCGCCTTAATGTTTTCAGCGTTTAGCTCTGCGCGTTCTTCGTCAGTAAACTTGCTATTACCAATCCAGCTACCAACCTGCGTCAATAAGCCCCTATCTTTATCAAAGACATTATCAACCACCTTTGGAGCACTTTTGAACCAGCCAAATAAACTCACGATCTACTCTCCTTCCACATTAGATACTCGCTATACGGATCAATAATAGCGCCCATTATAGCAAGAAATACTATTGGTGTAATTAGTAGCTCCACGTTGGCACGCTCTTGTCTTTTGTTGGTGTCCATGCAAGATGAATAAACCCATCTTTATGCGTGCCAGCCACTCTTGTTGCGCCATGCCTACCACCTATAACCTTTAGCTTCGTTTCCTGCGCAAGCGATGAGCAAGCAACATCAACCGCAAAGCATTTTTGATGATCCCCGGGTCTAGCCTTTGTTTTTTCGTTTGGGTGATTCGGGCATCGTCCCCCGCTTGTGATTACCATATACCCGCCAAAATCTTCTCGGACCAATTGCACTTGGTCGAGAGTTTCTTGGCTTACGCTGCGCTTATCGCATTCAGGGTGCCCACAAGTACACAATAACTTGGGATCGCTTTTTGAGTTGAAGTTTTTAGTTTGTATCATAATTCAGCCTTTTTAATGTCAAACATGATGTAATCTGCCCCTTTAATCGTCTTTTTCTTTTTAAGGCTGTATTGATGGATCCGGCTATCATTAAACCCGTATTTCTTTTGAAGTATATCAACAAATAGTTTTACCGGATTATCCAAGTCACTAGCATTATTACTAAAGCCAAACTCAATAGATACGTGCAAGTCATCATCAGGGATGACTAGGTTTGGCAACATAAGCAACACTGTTTTTTCGTACTGCTTATACTCTTCTGTTTTAAACCGTCTTCCTTGCCACGCCTTATTGACTGATAGCGGCTTTATTTTTAACCCAATCATTGATTCCAATCCTTTATTGATTCTACTACCTCAAAAGGAGGCTCTACGGCGGTGTTTTTGATGTGAGACCCCCATAGCGATGATTGAGTGCCAAAACGCTCTGAAAATCCCCTTCTCGATCCATGCGTGATAACATTGTCGCACTCTAAGCATAGCGGGATAACAAACCAATGACCTATAAGCACCTTCAAATGCTTGAATGTAGCACCCCAACAATGATTCACGATAGAGGGCGATGGATTACCGCAGACTATACAGTCACTATTTTTAGTTATGGCGTGAAACCGTTTTTCATCGGCATTGGCTGCGCGTGTATTTTTAGTGGCCTTACGCTGCATTAGAGGTTAATCCTTTGGCCGAAGCTCACGCTCGATTAGCGTCACATAGCCAATAATGTCATGCCAAGAGTCGTGAAAATCGGGGTCTCCGTTAAGTATTCGACCTATTTTATGAGCAACCATTTCTAAGCACTCTTTCTT